GAAAGAAAGGCCGTTATTTTATGCCCTGGGAAGAACGAGCAGCAATTGTAGGTGCTCTAACTTGTGTAGACAAAGTGATTTCATTTGATGACTCAGACGATACTGCAATTAATGCTATTGAAAAAGCTCGAGCGTTATTTCCAAACGATAGAATTGTTTTTGTAAATGGCGGCGACCGAACAAAAGAAAATATACCAGAAATGGTATGTGAAGATGTAGATTTTGAATTTGGCGTCGGTGGAGAAAACAAAGCAAATAGTAGTAGTTGGATATTAAAAGAATGGTCGCAACCTACTGTTGAAAGAGAATGGGGAAACTATACTGTTCTCAATCAAAATGGAAGTTGGGCTGTTAAAGAACTTTCATTTAAAGTTGGTAGAGCACTCAGCGACCAACGCCATTTTCATAGGTCAGAACATTGGCACGTAGTCGAAGGTACTATTCGTATGAACCTCGAATATCCAAACGGAGATAAAGTATCTAAAATCTATAACGCAGGTGATAGTATTGATATTCCATTATGGACATGGCATAAAGCTATTAATATTGGAAATATTGACGCTAAGGTTGTAGAAGTTTGGATGGGCGAAAAATTAGAAGAAAGTGATATCGAACGTCGCGATTAATATAAATAATACTAAATAATTAATTAACGCTAATAGTCATAGGAGACGAAGATGGCGGTCAAAATAATTGGCACAACTGTCATTGATGATAGTCGTAGAATCATACCCAACGAACTGAATGGCTTATATACAAATTTCCATCCAAGCCAGAATACAATAACGTCTAATATTGACTTTACTACTCCGCTGATGAAATTAGCTATGACTGGTAATGTTACTTTTACAACCAGTAATAGAGGAAGCGGAAAACAAGCAACTCTCGTTTTAGATACATCAACATCAGGCCACACACCAACATTTCCTTCCGAAGTTAAATTTGGTGTAACACCAACTTGGGCTAATAATCGCCATTGGATTATATCACTTACGTGTTGGGATTCTTCAGATGTAAGAGCAACAGCAATTCCTTATGATGAGCCTGGAGCTCAATCTTCAACATTTAATAATTTTGATTTAACAGGCTGGGATACAGATAATATTCATTTTGCAAGTTCTGGATTTCCAGAATCTTGGTGTTTTGTGAAATTTTCAAGAGATGATTCAAATAATAGAATTATTATTGAACGCGCACACGGTGACAGTGGTGCACCAGGAACATATGTAGATGAATATGCTACTTATACAGGACTAACTGGAATTACTTCGGTTGAGGTTCAATATAATGTTCAATCGCAATCTTGTACTGGAGATTGTACAGCATCTAACTATACATTTGGCCCAACACCAACAAGTGATGGATATAATTCTGGCACATATTATACTGTACCAGCTGACCCAGGTGGAATAAGATTCGGCTGGGCTGCTCAAGCTAATCCAAATGTTAACGGGAACGAAGAAGCTGTAACACAAGCAAGTTTTGCTTCATCTAATCCAGATTTTCGTATTAAAATAGTTTGTAACGAAGGCACTTTTTATTCTACTTCAGAAACAACAAGTCCTGGATTATATTTAAGAGCTTATATAGGTACACAGGCAGCGTTATAAATGATGATAAAAATACAAGGTACATTGGGACAAACGCAAGACCACTCTAAGAGGATAAGTAATGGCAGTTAAAGTTTCAAATACAATAGTAATAGATAATCAAAGAGATTTTATTAATATTACAGGCGCTGACGGCATATATGGCGATTTTCAGCCAACTTCTTATTCAGCGGTGTCCGAAGGATCTTCATCATTTACTTGGAATCCATCTTTTGATAGACCATTAAATCATGGTGTTTTGACTGGCGCAAACATGACAATTGGTGGAACTAATTTAGGCGCAGGTAAACAAACTATTATACTTTTAGATACTTCAACTTCAGGGTATGATGTTTCTTGGTCTTCTGTCTGGAATTGGCCAGAAGATACTGAACCAACATGGACTACTGCAAGATATTGGATGATTACAGGAACATGTTGGGACGTTTCAACAATTAGAGCAACAGTAACAAGTTGGGGTGCATAATGGCAAAGACAGGAAACTTTATAGAAATACCAATTACTATCAACGATGGTGCTAACACAGTAACGCAATGGTGTACAATACCTGAGCATGACGACCCAAAAGAGCAACAACAACAAATTAGGAAGAAAATACTAATATTAGCTGGTAAATATACTTTAGGTGAATCATAATGGCAATTCGAATAAACGGAACAACAGTTATATCTGACTCAAGAAAACTTGAAAATATTGTTGATTGTACTGGTACATTTGAAGATTTTCATTCTACACCAGTAACTATAGTTGACAATATCAATTTTACTAATCCAATGATGTCACTAACTATGTCTGGAAATGTTACTTTTACAGAATCTGGTATTGCAGAAGGTAGAACATGCACATTATTATTAGACACTAGTTCAAATACTCATACACCAACATTTTCTTCAACAATAAACTGGCCAGATAATACTGAACCAACGTGGGGTGATTATCAACGTTGGATGATTACTTTTCATGCGGTATCTGCTACTGAAGTTCGCGCTAATGCTGTCGGATATACAGAAACAACAGCTCCGCCTCCAACAGAAACAATTGCATTATCAGGAACAACAAGTACTCCAGTTTTTCACTTTGATACGGCTGGTACTGGTGACCTTGTAATGGGTTGGAGATTTGGTTCAGATGGAAATATCTACAAATACGAAGACGTTAATAACATTGGTGGCAGTGGAATGTACTTATATTCATCGACTCAATGGAACAATATTACACCAAGTACAACATACTATATTAGAGTAACAAACTTTGGTGGTACGGTAAACTTATCTGTTAGTGACAGTGATACAATTAATAGTTGGATTACATTATCAAGTAATAGAGACTTTAGAATTAGAGATTCAAGAAATGTATCTTCATACGCTGATGAGGATATGGTAATGAAAGTTGAAATTGCTTCTGATTCCGGTGGTTCGAACATACTTGCTACTGGTTATTATTCATGTTCATACTCAGGAACAGCTTAAGGGGACGATATGGCAACACATACACAATTAACAATTAGCGGCGGAACTGTTACTGGTGGTACTGGTGGAATAAGCTCTGGCGATATTGTTGGTACAGTTACCAGAGACAATGTTAGAGATGTAGACGGTTCTAATCAAATTGGTATTGATTGTGATACTAGTACTTTTACAAATGCTCCAGGTAGTGCTACTTCAGTAAATGATGTATCTATATTCTGGACAAGAGCTGGCACATCAACAGTAAATATTAAATTAACAGATAATAGTTCTTCAAGTGGCGAGTTTGAAACAGACAACGCAAATTATATTAATGATTCTGCTGTATCAACAAGCTTTGCTGATTTTACTGGCGTAACCGATGGCCCGCGTTATACTAATGGAACATATGAATGGAACGAAAATGTAATTACTGACGGTGAAGGATTTCAAGAAACTTATATAACTATTATATGGAATGGTGCAACTGTATTTGGACCTTCAGGTGCTGGATTTGGCACTATACCTAGTGGTACTACTTCTGTAACAGTCGGTGACTATATTTATACTAGGGGCACAGACCAAACAGGAAGTGGTTCACTTAGAGATTTTCAAGTATCAAGAAGAAAAGGCCCGGTAATTACTTATATTAATGGCACAGGTGTTACAATAACACATTTAAGAATGGTAGTTGATGTTGCTACTGCTTCAGCATCTGGCGGTTCAATAGTTCCTCTTCGTACTTTAGAAGGTTCTCCACTATCAACTGGTAGTAATGATAGTGGTTGGATAGCTGTTAATCTTGGTGATGAATTAGAATTAAGTATATATCAGGGAGACACAGCAGGTTCCGGTGAAGCACATACATACGCGTTTGATGCAACAATAGAATTTTGGGCACGAGCATCAGGATATAATGATACCAAACTGAAAGAAATTAGAACAACAATTAATACATTTGCTGAGAGCTCATTCTAAAATAAATAATAAAATATAGGTAAAAGAGAAAAACAATGGCGATACCAAACACAAGAGAACTTTTTAAGGATTATATCCTTAGAAAAATTGGCGCTCCTGTCATCGAAATTAATGTTGCCGATGAGCAGGTAGAAGACCGTATTGATGAAGCTCTGTCGTTTTGGGGCGATTACCATTACAACGGAAGTCAACAAGTTTATTTAAAACACCAAATCACAGGAAGTAGTATTACACTTGATACTGCAGTGGCTGCTAATTTTACAGTCGGTGAAACATTTACAGGTCAAACTTCTGGTGCTACCGCGAAAGTATCTAAAGACTCTACGGGTTCTACACTTAAATACGACGCGCTTTCACATAAAGAATTAATACCTTTCCAAGCAGGTGAAACTATCGTTGGTGAAAACTCTGGTACTACTGCTGTTGCTAACTCAATTACAAAAGGAGATAGAGAAAACGGTTATATCTCACTCCCTGATGGTATTTTAGGTATTTCAGGTGTTTTCCCTCTTACAACAAACCTATCAACAGGCTCTGGTATTTTTAATGTTCAATACCAATTTGTTCTAAATAATATCGAAGACATTACAGGTTATAACGTTCAAAACTATTATATGGCAATGAGTCATTTACAATTCTTACAAGAGATTCTTGTAGGTAAACCGATGATTCGTTATAACAAGCATGTAAATAAATTGTATATTGATGTTAATAACGAATTCCTTACAGTAGGCGAATATATTATTATTGAAGCATACGATGTTATTGACGGAACTACTTACACTGATATTTGGGGTGATAGGTGGTTACAAAATTATGCTACTGTACTTGTAAGAGAACAATGGGGTCTTAATTTAACTAAGTTCAGCAATATGCAGCTTGTAGGTGGTGTATCATTTAATGGTGAACAGATTCTTCAGGAAGCGAGAGCAGAAAGAGAAAAAATGGAAGAAGAAGCGATTAGAGCTTATCAACCACTGACCTACAACTATATTGGATAACATAGTGATATGGCAACAAATGTATTCTTTAGAAACTACGATAACTTCAACGAGCAACAATTAATTGATGATTTAGTTATCGAAAGTATCAAAATGTACGGAGTCGACGTGATATACGTCAAGCGTTCGCTCGGTGCTGTTGATGAAATTCTAAACGAAGACGACCTACCATTATACGATGAAGTATTTCAATTTGAAGCTTATGTCAAAAATGTTGATGGCTTTGAAGGTGAAGGTGATTTCCTTTCTAAATTCGGTTTACAAATCCGTGATAGTATTACATTTACTGTAGCAAATAGAACATTCGAAAGATTTGTAACTCGTGAAGTGGTTGAAATGATACGACCTCGTGAAGGCGATTTAATTTATTTCCCACTTAACGAAAAAATGTTTGAAATTAAATTTGTAGAACATGAAAGTGTATTCTATCAATCAGGTGCTTTACAAGTACAAGATATGAGATGTGAATTAATAGAATATAGTGGCCAAAGATTTAATACTGGATATCCAAACATTGATAATTATTTTGATGATATTGATACTACAGCAACAACAACACTTCAAGGATTATCAAATACTGAAGCACAAGGATATGATACTTTGGCTGACAATTATAACTTTGAAACAGAAGGAGATAATATTCTCGATTTCTCAGAGACCGACCCGTTTACCGAGAATATTAATATAAGTGATACCTAATGGCTATAGCTAACTATTTCTACAACGCGACTACACGTAAATATGTGGCCCTTTTTGGTACATACTTCAATCAGCTTACAGTACAAAGAGTTGATAATGGTGGAGTTACTCAACAATCTATGATTGTTCCAATCTCTTATGCACCGTTTCAAAAGATACTATCTAGACTAGAACAAAACCCAGATTATAAAACAAAGACAGCAATATCTTTACCTCGTATGTCGTTTGAATTAACGAATATGCAATATGATTCTGACCGTAAACTGTCACCTATAGGAAAAATACGAAAAACTGTAGTTGATGATACAGCAGCCGGCCGTAAATTTGTGTATGGTGCTACACCGTATAACTTAGATTTCTCATTGTATATCATGACTAAATATCAAGAGGACGCTGTCAAGTTATTAGAACAAATT